GCTGAGGCGTTGGAGGCGGGGGTTATATTTGATGGTCGTCCTGCGGATGGTGCGGGGTGTATCGCGCGGTTGGGATTTGCGGCGCATCTGAAGAAGGTTGCAGCGGCAATGAAGGCGATCGAGTGGGAGGATAGTGGGGATTGTTCACCGCCGCACGCGGTGGAGGCGATATGGAAGGTTACGGGGGTGTGAAATGCAGTTTGATGCTGACGCGGTTCTGCTTGGTGCGTGGATCGTTGTTTTTGCGTTGATCTTTGGGGCGGTGTTTCGCAACGGCGGGAGATGCTGAAATGGAACCGAAGCCGGCGATAGTGTTTTGGCTGTTGGCGGTTATGGGATTGGGCTCGTTTTTTATGGCCGTGCGCGGGGTTGGGTTTTGGTGATGGGAGGGATTGTGGAACTGGAACTGGAGTATGGAGCCGAGGTTCCTGCGTGGGTTCCGGAAGACATGATTTTCCATATCTACCCGGAGGGTGATTATCGGGATCATGAGACTGAGGGTCGGGGGAAGTGTTGGTGTGGTTGTGGGATTGGGACTGAGGGCGGGAGTTGGTTTGTCGTGCACAATTCCATGGACGGCCGGGAGTTGTATGAGGACGGGCGGCGGCGGATGGGGTGATGGGATGGGGGCGTGGCGCGGGGATCGGAAGAAATTAAGCGCGAGTGATATTGACTTTTTGAAGTTTATTATTGTGACTTTTTCTGGTAAGATGCCGAATAATGTAAGAAGTTTGATGGTTTCGAAGATGTGGGTTGGTGTTTCTGCGGACAAGGACTTGTTGCGTCGTCTGGAAAGACTGCGGCATGCGGGTGCGGTATCTGAAAATCATGGGCGGAACGGTGGTGATGTAACATCGTGGAGTGTCAACCGCGACTTGATGTTTGATTTGCTCGGGCTCGAGGGGTAGGGATGCAGGCGCTGGGGGGTAATGCGCCAGGTGTGAAAGGCGAGGCGGGCCGCGCTAAGTTGGTGTGGCTGGCCAAGGCTGCGCGTGAGTTGGCTTTGCGTGAGGAAAAGGACAGGCAGGGGAGTTCGCGCGGCGGTCTTCTGCATTTTGTGAGATACTTCTGGCCGGTATTGGAGCCGGAGAGGAAGTTGGTCGAGGGGTGGCCGTTGGAGGCCATTTGCATTCACCTCGAGGCGGTCAGTCGTGGGGAGTTCAACAGGCTTCTTGGTAATGTGCCGCCCGGGTTCATGAAGAGTTTGCTTGTCAACGTGTTCTGGCCGGCGTGGGAGTGGGGAGCGCTCGGGAAAACGCACCTGCGGTATCTGTCGTTTTCATATGCGGCCCATCTTACGGAGCGCGACAACCGCAAGTTTCTGATGCTGGTACAATCTCACCGTTACAGGGAGATGTATCCGAACGTCAAACTGAGGAAGGCCGGCGAGACGCTGGTAACGAACTCGGATCACGGGTTCAAGCTGGCGACATCGATCGGGGGCGTGGGAACCGGCGAACGCGGTGATCGCGTATTGCTGGACGATCCTCATAACGTGCACGAGGCCGAAAGCGATGCAGTGAGGACGCGGACCGTGACGTGGTTCCGCGAGGCGATGTCGAACCGCTTGAACGATACGCACAGCGCAATCGTCGTCATCATGCAGAGGGTGCATGAAAGTGACGTGTCCGGGGAGATACTGAACGAAGGTCTTCCCTACGTACACCTCTGCATTCCGTGGGAATATGATTCGGCGCGGCGGTGCGTGACGCCGGTATGGCAGGACCCGCGGTCCGAGGACGGCGAGCAGGCCTGGCTCGAGCGGTTTCCCGAGGCGGATTTGTCAGGGTTCCGGTCGCGGCCGGTCATGTGGTCCGGGCAGTACCAGCAGGCCCCGGAGCCGCGCGGCGGCAACATCTTCCGGCGGGAGTATTGGGAGCCGTGGACACAGAAAACCTATCCGCGCTTCGACTTCGTGCTGGCCAGCCTCGATAGCGCCTTCACGAAGAACGAGGCCAACGATCCCAGCGCGCTGACCGTGTGGGGCACGTATCGCTGTCCGAAGACCGGCGAGCCGCGGGTGATGCTGGTCATGGCATGGAGGAAATTCCTCGAGATCAGAGGAAAACGAATCGAGCGGTTGCCGGGAGAGACGACGCCGGAATACGTGTCAAGGACCCAATCCGACTGGGGCCTGATCGAATGGACCGCACACACATGCCGGAAGTTCAAGGTTGAAAAGCTTCTCGTCGAGGCCAAGGCCAGCGGACTTTCGGTCATCCAGGAGATGGGGAAGCTTTACCACGGCGAGGGATGGGCCACAGAGCCGGTCACCCCAGCCGGCGATAAGGTCAACCGGGCTCATGCCGTGGTCGGAAGCTTCGCCGAGGGGCTGGTTTCCGCGCCCGCAATCGAGGACGAGAACGGAGCGCTGGCATGGCGCCCATGGGTGCAACTTGTGGTAGATGAAGCCGCAGTGTTCCCGATGGGGGCCAGAAAAGACTTGACAGACTCGACGACACAGGCGTTGCGCTGGCTCCGAATGAACGGGCTCCTGCAGATGGTGGCAGAAGCGAAAGAGCAGGAGATGGATGAGAAAATGCATCGCCCGCAACCGCAGCCCCTCTATCCGTCCGTATAGGTGCACGAATGGGCAAGATCATCGATCTGAAAAAGGCGCGCAAAGCGGACAAAAAACCGGACAAAAACAACGGCAAACGGCGGCGGAAAAGTGCAAAAGTGTTGATGTTCACCGGCGTAACCACGCTCGATTGGCCAGCAAGTCGGGTTTTGACGGAAACGTTATCGTTGGATTTGCAGAGCGTCGTCGTGTTGGGTTTCCGCAAGGATGGCAATGCGTACTTCTCCACGTCCATCGCCGACGGCGGTACGGTGTTGTGGCTCGTCGAGTGCATGAAAAAGAAGCTGCTTTCTGAAGTCTAATGAGGGAACCATGACCAGCATCTCTATGACAGCCAGCGACGTTGTCGGCGCACTGTCCCGGCAAGCCAAGGAGCTCGCAAACTACCTCGACACGACGTCCGCGACCGATTTTCGCGGCGATCTCGTCGTCCAGCACGTCGAGCGCATGATGAAGTTCGCCGCCCACATCAAGGGCATGGTCGAAGAGGCCAAGACAGAGGCCAAGAAGCAAGTGGAGCACTGATCATGATCGCCGGTCTTGCGACGGGCAATGAGCCCAAGCGCCGCCGCCGCAAGACAAAAGCGGCGACGGATCAGGATATTCTGGTCGTACTCGACGACGGCCCGCGCAGTCAGCCCCACGTCAATCCGGTCTCCGGGGCAGTCACGATGTACGAGCCTGACGGCTCCGTCGTCGTCGACTTCAATCCGAAGCGCGAGCCTCGCGAAACGAAAAATCACGACGAAAACCTCGCCGAGATCATCGATCCTATCGAGCTCGGTGGTCTCTGCGAGGAAATTCTCGACGGCATCCAGGCCGACGACATGCAACGCAAGGACTACCTCGCCCAACGCGAGCGCGGGCTTGACCTCCTCGGCCTCAAAATCGACGAGGCAAGGACGGTATCGAGCGGGTCGTCGGTCGAGATGTCCGGCGTCCGCCACCCGCTCCTGCTCGAGGCCGTGCTGAATTTCCAGGCCAACGCACGCGGCGAGATGCTTCCGTCCCGCGGCCCGGTCAAGATCGCCTCGGACGGCAATATCGAGGCCGACGTGCTTGCCGAAGGCCTCGAAAAGGACATGAATACGTTCCTGACCAAGGTCGCATCCGAGTACGTCCCCGATACCGATCAGATGTTGTTCATGCTCGGGTTCGGAGGAATGGCGTTCAAGAAGCTGTACCGGTGCCCGCTCAAGCAACGGCCGGTTATTCTCTCGGTGGACGCCTCCGATATCATCCTTTCGGATTATTCAAGCGGCGTCGATGGGTGTCTGAGGGTCACGCATACCACGGAAATGACCCCGACAGAGATGAAAAGACGCCAGTATGAGGGGTATTATCGCGACATCGACCTTGATCAGCAGCTTCTGCTTGCAAATTCGGTCCAGTCGAAGACGAATGCGATCCAGGGCGTCACACCGAACCAGTCGAGGCCCGTGGACTACAATCACCAGCTTTATGAATGCTACTGCGACCTGAATATCAAGGGGTTTGAACACCGCGCCCGCAAGGGACGCGGGAAAATCACCGGACTGCCGCTTCCCTACCGGGTCACAATCGATGTCGCCTCGCGGCAAATCCTCGAAATCCGGCGCAATTGGAGAGAGGGCGATTGGACCCACGCCAAGAGGAAGACGTTCGTCCCCTACGTCTTCATCCCCGGCATCCGCAAGACGCTGGCGATCGGCCTTCTTCACATCCTCGGGAACTCGACAAGCGCGCTGACCTCGGCATGGCGGCTCATGCTTGATAACAGCATGTTTGCGAACTTCCCGGGGTTCCTTTTCGCCAAGTCGAGCGGGCGCCAATTGACCAACGATTTCCGCGTCCCTCCGGGTGGCGGCGTCGCGGTCGATGTTCCTGTCGGCAATTCGATCCAGAACAGCATCATGCCGTTGCCCTACAAGGAAGTCGGGCCGGCGATGATGAAGCTGGTCGAGGAGATCGCACAAAACGGACGCCAGACAGCCGGCGCCGCTCAGGTGCAAGTCTCTGAAGGCAACCAGGAAGCTCCGGTCGGGACCACACTTGCGCTCATCGAGCAAGCCCTGAAGATCATGAACTCGGTCCACAAGCGGTTGCATGCCGCACAAGCCGAAGAGTTCAGTGTTCTTCGGGACCTGTTCATGGAGTATCCGGAGGACCTGCTCAAGACGGTGAAGGCCGCCAAGAGACGGTGGCGCAATCCCGAGGCCTTGAAGACCGCGCTTGAGATGTACGATCTGGCGCCGCATGCGGACCCCAACACGCCGTCGCATATGCACCGGCTCATGAAAGCAACCGCCGTCATGCAGATCGACCAGGCCAAGCCAGGTCTGTTCGAGCCGCGATCACTGGCGACCTACGTGTTGCACATGATCGGAGTGGATAATCCCGAGGCGATGTACGCCCCGCCCGCTCCGCCGCCGCAACAGCCCGGACCCGATCCGATCGCAACCGGCGCGCTGCAGCTCAAGGCCAAGGAACTCGAAGTCAAGCAGATGATCGAGCAGGCCAAGATTGCGGATCGCGCCAAGGATCGCGCCAGCAAGGAACGGTTGCAGACGATGGAGATTGCCGAACGCCTCGCAACCCATCCCGAAAGCGCCGGGGTGGTTGCTGCGGCCCTCGGCAAGAACAAATCGAGAATGCAGTGATTAGTGCAGCGTCAACCTCCAACGGGGGATATCGATGAAGAAGGGTTGTGCATCGGGGAAGAGGTATCGCAGCGGGGGCCGTGTCCACTCCGATGCGGCAGAGGACAAGGCCATGATCAAGTCCATGGTCAAGCCGTCGTCCTTGCGTGCCAGTGGCGGGCGCATCGAGGGTGGCGCGGCCAAGCGGCGGGTGGATCGCCCGGGCCCGAAGAAGTCCCCTGGCAAGGTGAATGTCAATGTCATCGTGGCCCAGGGCGGTGGCAAGCCCGGGCCGGACGGCGGCGGGATGCCGAGTGCCATGG